GTGCGTTTTATATAGCTCATATTTTTCAACAAACTCTTCGCCAAACGATTCCAAATCTTCTTTATGGCTTGTAAAATAAGAGAAGTCAAATTGATATAAAAAACAGCCGTCCTCTATTCGATTAATTCTACAATAGTCAGGCGGCATTTTCCTTATATAATATGAATCGGTTGTTTCATAAACATATCCATAGAACACATCTTCTCTAAAACATGTGGTTAGTATTTTAACTGCCTCGTGTTTTAAATTCATTTTATCAATGTAGTTGCAAATCTTTATGTATGTTTCTTTTAATTTAACCGCATCTATCTTCTTACTTTGGTCAAGTTTATAGGGCTCAATAATATATGCCATTGTATGAAGCTTGGCAAAATAGTTAATCAGCCTGCGATAATGTGGGCTTACTTCATAAAGATAAATAGAAGCATTTCTCAAATTCTTTTCGTTTGCTTCAGGATTGGTGAACCATTTGATAACGTCTTCTTTTTTATATTTGGTATAATGAATAGAAGACCGATTAATATAATAATCTTGATTCAAGTTTTTGATTGGCACTTCGCCAAGACGTGCAAAGTTGCCCATGTTTTTATCCCAGACCATAATTTCTTTTTTTTCTGTATTTGGCATTTATTCACCCCTAACTTGTACGCAAAGACGGCGCCCTAAATTCAAAAATGAAATTGTCGTTTAGCTTTGCTTTCTTGTGTTTAACGATAGTCCTTTCTAACTCAGTGGCAAAATAATTACCATAAGCTAGCGCAGAATATCGGTCTTTTCTTTCGTTTCCACGTTCCATAATCTTAATCAAACTGCCGTTTGTTTCATATTTCAGATTGACCAGTTCATTAACCAGCAGGGCAGTTTGTATATATGGCATAAGGATGTTCGCTTTTATTTCTTCGTCCAAACCTCTAAATGTTTTGGATTGCTTTAAAATATCGTCGGCATCCTTTTCGTTAATTAACAGTCTTGTCTTTCCACGCATTAAATTATCTTTAAGAAGGTATGCACAATCACTGTTAAACTTTGCACTTGCCTTAATACTATAGATAACTTTTCTTGGGTTGCGTGAAGAACCCTTATATTTTTCCGCCATTGCTTCGTCATTCATACAAGTAAAGGCAGGATATAGTTCGCCCGTAACAGGATCGACCAAATCTTTGACCAACTCATCATATACGCCATTACCAACGCCGTTCGTATCTATAACAATGTAGTCACATTCCAAATCTTCAAATAGGCGCCTTATTGTAATTGCTTGTGTTTCAGAGTGACCGCCTTCAAAGTTTTCGGAATATACTAAATTTCTAATATACTGGCTATTGCTAGTTGGAAGTAATTGCAATATATGAATAGCTGTTGCATCGTTCTTATTTTTCTTCGACGCCATAACGGCGATGTCCACAGCAAGAACTCTAATCTCACCATTTTTCTTTGTTGGGTTCTTCAAAGCTGGGTAATAGTCTGTTACCGAATGTGGATAAAAAGCAGTCTTTATAGCTCTGGCATCTATCAAACTTGAATAGCTAAATAATGCGTCGTCACTTTCACCATGCCACAAACATCCACTTTCCATGTCCCAAATTATCTGGGAGAAATCTGCCTCAGACATTTCGTCGGCTACTTGTTCCGCATTTAATATACCCTCTTTAATTGATAGTTGGTAGGGGAGTCCACATAAGAAATAACTGCGCTTATCGTCCAACATTGCCGCACAATATGTCTTAGTCTTTTCCCATGACCAATGTTTTTTATAATACGCCGAGGATAAATACATTTCTTTATTACGCTCTTTGTACTTATTATATTGAGCGATATCGGTGTTTCTGAGCTTTTTATATTTATCCTTATTAAGAAATCCAGGCTCACGTTCAGCGGTTAAGAATTTCTTCAGTACAGTTGCAATGATAGTTTGGTCTACCATTCTAAACTCGTCAATTATAAGGATGTTAGCTCGATTGGAACGAGCACTGTCACTTGCGGTAACAACCTTTATCATTGAGGTGTTATGGAATTTTATATAATTCTCAGTGTTGTTATTTTTATAAACTTCTATCTCGTTTCGCAAATTAGCGGAATTAGGATAGAATATCGTCATAATTTTTTCTAATACTTCACACGCTTGCGCACGTTTAGAAGAAGCAATACAAATTCTGGTACCAGGGTACAAGATACATCTAACGCAACAAAATATAGCACATAGAAAAGTCTTGCCTTGCATTTGTGATTAACTTGTAGTTTTTTATCTACAACTCTGGAGGTTTCCCTCATTTTCAGCGATTGATAATACAATCCAGATTAGCATATATTTTCACCCTCGTTATAACGTTAGGTTTTCAAAACAAGCTATACTTGTTTGTGGGGAGAACTCGTGGAGACATTATATTTATTCAGTCTCTATGCGTTACAATGTCATTAAGCCTTTCGCAATCTTAATGATTATCTCGATGTTAGCAGTTAAGCTTTCTTCGATTTTCCTCCCTTATTGCCCAATTATTTCTAATTGGCGAGGCCATAATAAGAATGATAAATTTGATATTTCCTATCAAGATGTTGATTGTGATTCGTATAGTAAATATGTTGCAACAGGATATGTACATCAGTTTGTCTATAATATACTAGCTGATATTTATGCGAGTTTTCCTGATATATTGAGCCTTCGATTTGTAATTCAGCTTCAATTATATTTTTAATGTGGTTGAGAAAATCAACATTTGAATTGGTGAATTTTACAGTAATATAATTTTTGGTATTGATATATATACATCCATCACCATCTAAAAAACCTCGAATAAAATCCCAAATGAAATTTTCGCATTTGGGATATATACTGGAGTAAGTTTTGTTTGGCACAACACCACATTTAATTAAATCATCAACAATTGTTTTTGAATATATTCTTAGCGCACATGTATCAGTTTCATATTCGTATCCATTAAAGTTCTTTTCTTTATGGAAAAATACTACTTTATGGACACCACCTAATTCAACATTTAGATCGTCTAGTAGTTTGTGATCCGTATTTATCAGCTCTATTCCAAGCTCATAATTACTAAGTTTTTTATTATGGACAAGATACCCGTCTGCATAAATAAACCCCAACCAGTATGCCTGATTTGGGGTCGTAATTCTTTGAAAATATTTTTTATTAAATTTACGGGTTTTAGTTAGACCAAGGTTTAAAGCTTTCGACCTAATTTGTTTTTCAGTGTAATTTAATTTGCTGGCGATTTGTCCATATGTCATAGATTTATAATTACCTTTTATGTATTCAATATCTTTATCAGAAAATATTTTATTCATCGTCTTATCTTTTTTTTACCTCTACTGGCAAGATACATAAAATTTGTATTAAAATTCATCATTACAATTAAAATCATTTGAAAGAGTCTTAAATCAATTCCCAAATAATCTTTGACAAACCTATGAGGATTTGCCCTGTAATAAGCGGCACGTTCAATTACTGTTTGCATAGTTTTATCTTGAGTATACGTTTTATCTACTATCATAAAGCATCACCTACTCATCTGCGCCAAAGATTGACTCAAAGTCTATGTCATCATCTTCGGAATTATACTCAGGTGGAGTAACTGTATATTTTGAAACTTCGTCGTTGTAAAGTTTTCCCCATTTGTTTCTTTTGCCAAACATTTTTGCAAGATGCCCATAGAACCAAACGCTAATATATTTTATAATACCGTCAACATCCTTAAACTCAGGAAGTGGTTCTGGAATTGGTTCTTCATCTTCCCATTTCTTTATAAGTGTTCCGAATGTATTCTCGTCGGCTATTGAAACATCTTTAACCTGTTTTGGCTGTAGCTTTGCACTATCAAGTAATTTGTTGAGTTCGTCGGTAAGTTTAGTAGTGTCGTCTCCCGCAATCATTGCTTTATGAGTTTTAAGCTCATTGAAACAAATTCGTTTAATTAAAATTCTTTGCGAAGGCTTTGAACACTCGACCTCTGAATTCCACTTTTCATAAGAAGCCTGTAGTTCTTGATAATCAGAAGCACTTTCCAATCCAGCTCCCCAAAAGTCAATGATTTCATGAGGAACAGTTTTCTCTATTGGTTCATACAATCCATCGAAATTTTCTGTATGCCTTTTAGACATATCTTCTTTAATCGTATCTTGGTAAGTTTTGTTGCTATATGGATAACGATTTATTTTTGTGATATATCTTGAAACACGTTTTTCACTCTCGGATTCTTTATAAGCTATCTCGGCTACTTCCGCATTATAGTAGATATCGAAGTACATACAAATCCTGCGGTAAATGTCCTGATAATCAGAATAATCTTTTGCAACAATGGCCCACATAGCGTTCAAACAATCACGACAATATGGCAGGCGGTGATCGTTGCCAGCATATATCACACTGTATGAAATAGGAAAGTTTACAGGATTGTTTGCACTGCAATGGCAAGAAAGGCATGTGTATCGGTACTCTTTCTTTTCAGGGGTCATTACTTTTTCACGTTCTTCGACTATACTTTTAGTCTTAGGTTCTTTTTTGCTTTCTTTTGTAGCAACTGACGGTCTCTTAGATAACGATTGTTTTTGTCTTCCCATACCGTCACCTACTCTTCAAACAACTCGTCAAGGTCATCAGTCTCGTCGCGGATTATATAAATTTGTGTAGTTTCTGATGACTCGTGACCTAATAGACTTTGGATTACAGAAATGTCTTTTCCTTCTTCAACTGCAAGCTGAGTTGCCTTAGACTCTCTTAGAAGATGTGGATGAAAACGTCTGCCGACGATAGGTGTAAATACATGAGTAGCCCAATTGTTTAATGTGTTCTCTGCTATGCCTTTTACTTTTCCGGCATATTTAGAAATAAACATGTCTGGGCAATCGTCTTCACCTCTAACTTCAATCCACTTCTTAAATGCATCCATTGTATCCTGTGAGAATTTAAACTTTCTTTCTTTACCAACCGTACCCTTTCCTTTACAACGAAAAGTAGGGGTAACATAATACTTAATCTCTTTTGTTACTTCGTTACCATTTTCGTCAATATGGGTTTTGTGTTTTATGGTCGGCTTGATGTTTACAAAATCCTTTTTCACTTGTATACTCTCAGCACGGCGACATCCTGTATCTAATGTAAATTTAAGATAGGCGACCTTTTGCCAATCACCACGTTTTTCAAGAACAGAAATAAGATTTGCAAATTCCTTTTTCGTCAGTGGTTGCTTCTCATTTACAAAAGCCTTTGGCGGTCGTGCTATACTCTTATTAATAAAATTGCGAAATTGTGGATAATCGTCCCTATAGTAAACATCAATGTAATTATTAAGCGAGCTAATTGCCGCTCTTTTGTTTGCACAATCTGCACTTGAACAACCACGGTTGACCATCCAGTTTTGAAAACGCTTAAAGTCTAAAGGTTTAATGTCGATCTGAGATTTGTTATTAAGATTATCTTTGACCCAAATAAACCAAATTTTTAAATTTGACTCATAAGCAATTTTTGTTTTAGGCGATAGCTCTGTGCTGTTCGTTATAAAATCTTCAAATATAAATTTGTTAAAGTCGTTTACTTTGTTCCATTCTTCCTGCGTAACAGGTGGAAGTTTTGATACCTTTGACATAGCGTCTCCTTTCTTTCATTTTAGGTTTTGTTTTTTATGGGTCTACAAAACCTCATAAACCGTACCCAATTGGTTGCGTGAGATTGGACTCGAACCAATAGTCTCTTGCCTATGAAACAAGCGAGATACCTTTTCTCTACTCCGCAATGTAAAGGACGACTATTGCCGTCCTCTATCTGTCAATATTAAGACACTGAAAAGGAGATTTGAATATGCTATAATTAGTTGTTTCTGACAAAATCCTTGAGCACAGAATTCATCTTGAATCTGTAACTCTTGTAGGCTGGAGCAAACATCTTCTCACCAGTCTTTGGATTATGTCTATTGCGTGCCGCTCTAACAACTGGCTCAAGTTTTCCAAGCTCCATAATTCTTACTTCCTCATTTGACTTGATAGCGTCAACGATTGCCGCAATTGCTGCATTAATAGCAGCCTCAGAATTTTCCCTTGTAAAGCCAGTTCTCTTTGATACGGCTGTTATAATATCTTTCTTTACCATTTTATTTTTCCTCACATTCTAAATTAATTTAAAGACCCAACGTGGTACGCATTGCTAGGAGGCGTGTTGGGTTCCTGATGTAATCATGAAGATTATAAGTCTTCAATGAATATTTATTTTTTTTGATCACCCATACAGGCTATTGAGTATGCTAAAATTTCACTGGGTACATACAATCTATGCCATGTTCGGAGCATACACAAATTGTCTGACTCGGCAAACCACTAAGACGCTTTTGTATCGTATAGTCATCGCCACTTCCGCACAAACAACCGCTTTGCACAATAACAATCCCATTGATTTCATTGTACGCCGCCGAATGTCTATGACCCATGACTATTGCATACGGGATGTTTCCAACCATACTACATAGTCGCATTATGCCTGTCTCATTTGGTGTATCATAGTCACCGTGTACAAGAAAATACAATTTGCCGCATATCTTAATACTTGCTATGCTTGTATCAAAATTGTAGTAAGTTTGAAAACTGATATTGTCAACATTGCTTAATGACTTTTCCATTATGAACGAAACGATGTCGTCGAGCCTTTCGTCATGAAGTGCTTCATCTTTTTTGTCAAGACGCGAATGATTTCCTGATACGCTTGTGACTGTGACTTTTGCAAAATGATTCGACAGTTCATATACGAATGAACTCAATAACTCAGACACACCTTTAATCTGCTCTATGACATTTTCGCGGTTAGCAATTTGAATCGACTTATGTATTGAGCCAGAAATTATATCGCCCAACATTACGACGTGAATATTTCTTGCCTTATGGCGTGATCCAATGCTTATAATCTTTTCGAGATATTTAGCAAGATAGTTTTTGCATATGTCAGAATTATACGTCCCAAAGTAATTGTTGTAATTAAGTCCATAGTGAATATCACTAATTGTAATAAGCAAATCTGAATTGCCTCTAACTGTTACAGGTGTGGTATGATTGCTAAAATTCACTTTACCCATGGAGGCAAGCTGTTCTTCAAGATAATCTAATTTTTGCTCAGTTCTTGCCGCAATGCGGTTCTGTTTGTTCCAAGCGTTTCTTTCATCACGGAATTTAATTTTTTCTTTTTCAAGCTCACGTCTTTGCTCTGATATTTCCGATAAGACTTCTTCATTATCAGAAAACAGTTTCTGATTGCCTGAGAACATTTTTTCAAAGCTCTGATATTTTTTGCGGTAAGCAGACTCAGTATAGTTTTCACCAAGTAATTCGTTCAACACCCTACCTACGTCGCTCCATGTACCAATTTCATTTTTGTGACTACAGATCCTGAATATCAATTCTTCAGGGCTTTCGTTTTCATAACGTTGATATTTATAACTCATATATCCACCATTTGCCCTTAGTTAATGTAGTCAACTTCACGAATCCGTTTTAGTGTAGATAACACCTTGCGTGTAGGCTCAGCATATATTTTACCACGCTTAGCCTTTTTACTTTTACCAGTTCTTGCAACGCACAGGTTCGGTATAGTCTTTCTTAATTGTTTTTCTTCCCACTTGTTAATTTCAATCATTTATCTAATCCTTTTGTTCTATATTTTGGGAGATATATCCTAACTTATAACTGCGCACTTGATAAGATTATAACGCTAGCGTAGGACAGCCCGTTCTTTGTATATTGACTTTTCCTCTCCATAAGGGGTGTAATTTTTTGAAATTTATATACAAAAAAATCCCGCAAACAACGTAGATACGTCGTTTACGGGGATTTCGTTTTAGTTTTGTTGTACTACACAAGATGCTTATTTTTATAATACGCCCTCAGTCTTGCCGCATTTCTTGCATGAATTTTACACTCAGGACAGTAGGCCTCACGATGGCATCTTGTACTTACTGTTATGGTTTTGCCACAACCTGCACATTGAAGGATCTTGGTATTTGCTTTGATGGACTTCTTGTTTTGACATTTGTTACAGTAAATTTGTTTCGGGTTTTCACGATAAAATCTTTTCTGACAGTGAGCACACTGGATATAATTTTGTGATAAATTGTTCGACAAATGTTCGTACACAACTTCGCCAAACATTTCCCAAAATGCTTTTTTCTTTTCAACACGTCTACTGTGAAATAAATCCTCTACAAGCATATCTACAACATCGTCAATGTTATGACCGAGCATAAGCATTTCTTCTTTTGCTTGATCGTATACGGCTTGGTAGTTGAGTGCCGTTCCATCTGAGTCGCAAAACCTTAGATTGCTTGATATATCCCTAAAGCGTTGAAGCACATTCTCATCGACTTCAATTTCTTTGTTTTTTAGCAGAAATCTATAATCAAACTTTCCAACATTGTCGTTCTTAAAATTAAAGTTAAGCTTTTGTATAGGGGTCAACGACTTAATTCTGTCAACCGTGTTTAAACCTCTTTCTTCTACTTGATTGGTTTCTTTGCCTTTAGCATATTGAAAGAAATGTGGAACTCTGCTCTTGACGTGCTTAGAAATAATTTCGTTTACCCAATCAGGACGAACAGGCTTATACAAGGTCTTAGCGTAGTCTATGACGAAGTTGTTCTCCATACAAAGCCATTTAACAACATTGATTTTTTCTTGGTCGATTACTCCGCTATTCCAAACCTTGGTAATGGCGTTGCTTATTTCGCCAATATTGCCACCAGTGTAGGCACATATTAATCCATCGTACAGGCTATCGGGAGTAAGTTCTTTTGCCCCCGCCTTAGCCATGTTATAGAAGAGCGGTACTATGTCATACTTTTGCAAGTTTCGTTTAGCAAGGTTTATTAGTGTTTCATCTGGAATCACCAATAGTTTGTCACCGTCGTTGTCGAACTGCAAAACTTTCGATATACAGTCGGCACAACTTGTATAGATTGCATCTGTATTAAACCAACTGTCAACATGACGATTTGTTCTTATGGCATGTTCGATGTAGAGGTGCGGCGAACGTAAACAATCAAGCTCAATATTATCTTTGAACAGTTTGCAACTTACTTCACCGTTGCTTAAAAGTCCTTTAGGATTTGATATATGTAAGAATAAATATTCACAGAACGCATAAAGGTCTGGAACAACAAACGTATATTTACCGCTTGTTTTGAATTTGGCCGCCCACTGATCTGTCTCAAGGCTATGTTTGATGTCTTTAAGGGTGGCACGAGAATATGGGTCTGATAAAAGCTCGGGATATAACTTAAGACATTTTTGAAAGCCGTTCATATTTTTGTTGTAGCTTGTAGCTCCGAAAACCTTGAGCATTGTTGCTTTATCGGTTGCGAGATTGCGAATATCGTTCATGCTCTTACGAGCAAGTGCGGCTATCTCATTGTCAGTGGTATCAATTAGTGTCTGTATCATTTGGTAGTTGATCGTTGCACATGGGATGTATCCTTCTTCTATGTTACACTTGCCTGCGGTGCTTCCATATTTCTTGAAGTTGTTTTTATATTCACCCCAGTTTGAATAATATTTCCACATTTTGAACTGACTCTTGGTAAATATGATTTTGATATTTTCCTCAAGGATATTATGCTTATCGCCGTAGACGTCAGTAATCACGGGGTCGCAATTATTGTCCTTGATAAACTTCACAAAGTCAAAACTTGCTAGCAGACCTTTGACCCATGGCAATCTTGTCATGAAATTTTTTGTACTCAGTTCTGGAAGTATCATTCCACAGCCATCGGTGTGCGTGATCGGTATATTCATTTCTTGTCTTTCAATCCTATAGGTCTTATCGTCTATAAAATCAACCGTACCATGTACAAGAGTTTCAAAGTCGTCAACTACAATACACTCATCAATGTTGAAGTCACACCATAAATCAGTAGCTGAATTACAAAGAGCAAGGTAGGCAAGAAATTTATTTACATTCATGCCGCCTTGCTCATTAATCTTTTCAATTGTCAAGCCTGCCGTCAATGCGTTCCAATATTTGTTGAGTAAATCTTCACGAACGGCCACGAGCTTTTTGGTTCTGATTTGCCCCGCACTACTTGAGAAGAAAACGTATTTGTGACCATTCATGTAAAAGCCGTTCTTCACAATGCTCTTGGCGACATCGAAGAAGTAAACTTTTACAATCACGATTTCTTCATTAAGCTCTCTTTCCTTTAGGTTGAAATATCTTGTAAGGGAAGAGCCGAATATTGAAATCTGGCGACGTATATTGAGCTTGTCAGGTATCACGGTTCGTGTGAGTGATACATTTTTGGCAAGCTCCTGCTTAAGTAACGCTTTATGACTAGCTATGTAATCGTTGAGAAAACGCAGACGCTTCTGATGTTTTCCAACGTATGGGGCTTTGTTGTCTTTGTTTGCTATGGGCTTTTTGCCTTTACAAAGACAAGGGGTTATCTTTTGTTTGGCAATTCTGTCTTTGAGCGTAGCTCGAAGGCAACGTGCCTTGATAATTTTTTGTTCAATAGCACTTTCCTCTGGTGTATAAAGGCACGCAGTATCAAGTCCGTACACATAGTATAATTTGTTTAATGCCATATCTTTCTCCTTTATTGGTCTTAACCGTCAAATGGGTTTGAAAGATATTGGCATTGATTCAATTCTTTTCTTTCTTATTTATTCTTTCTTTTAGAGACAATAATCTTATATTTATTATTCAAGAATAGTTATAATACTAGATTATTGTCTCTTCTTAAATCACTAGATAAATCTAGTGATTTAAGAATTAATA